ACGTCCATATATGCGAATTTTAGCAATCTCTGTATCTTTATACGTTGTTTTAACACGTGTATACGTACTAAAGGATTCGTTATTTATTAACGATAAAGATCCTGTTGTATATGTGCTATTATCCCAATACATAACCAGTTTTGGAACATATATTGTATGGGTCTCTCTACTAAAAAATCGAATATATCCCATGATGGCCGAATTTAATTCATCGGCATCTGAAAATTGAAGTAAAAATCCATAGTTTGGAATAGAATACCCTCCGCTACCACTTAACCAAATTTTAACAGAATCAGTAACATTTAAATTAATATCTGTTGTTCGGTAAGAAAATGATTCAGATGTTATCAAGCCTGCACTAGATGAGCTAGGTATTGATTGATACATCCACGAACCGCCGCCACCTGATCCTGATATATACAGTGTGCTAGATACGATTTGTACGTTTTGGCTACTAGATACCCATGTACTACCAGATATTGGATATTTCCATGATATTCCATCAATAGTCGGATCAGATTCAAATCCTGTACCATTTTGCCAATCTTGTGCTAATAATTTAGCATTAATTTGATATTCAGCAGGTAAATTTTTTGCATGTGATGTATATAATTGCAACATGAATTTGCAATCATTAACCGTTTTATTATACTTAGCCACTGATGCCGAAATTTCAGTAGTATCAAATTTTATAGCAAATCTAGATTTTTGTAATGTAGAACCATCAGTACCAAATCTTTTTCCTATCTCTAATATTTCATCAACACCTGTATTATATGTTTCATTCGATTCATACAGCGTTGCATCTTTTTCGGCATAAAATATTTTAAACATTCATTCTCCTTAATAATTAACTACCCTACCACGAATATCTGTATTTGGATATTTTACTTCGAATATGCTAGGATCTAATGATGGGTATATTATACCATTCTTTGTAGCAGATTGTAAATCATATACATTGCCTGAATATCCAGCATCAGTATCAAATAAATTTAAAAACTTTACTCCGATTACCGATTGAACTCCTTTTATATTAGCTAATGTATTTATTAAATCTGATTTTGTTATTGGTTGATTAATTTGCCATTTATCAACATCAAAATATGATTTCATAGCATCTACACATTTTAATAAAACTTCATTGCTATTATAATTCGGTAAAACTGATATTTCAAAATCAATACCTATATTAATAATAAATGCATCTTTTAAATTTATTGCATCTGTTACTAATCTATAGTAATCTAAATATGTTTTTAAATTTTCTTTAACTGCTTGATTCAATTCAGTTAGTTGTTTATCAGAATTAAATCCTAACACATACATATTCAATGCTAATGGATTTGCAATTCTAGATTCTACTAATTTCTTTTGTGTGATCTGATCATCTGGTACAATATATGCTTTTGCTACACTACCATATTTTGATGGCATACTATAAGCTCGTATTATGTAATCTTCTCTAGTTACCGATCGATTCTGTGTAGCAAAATACGACATTGCATTGTTTTTAATATCTAATAAACTATCAGCTGTTTTTGCACCAATTGCTGGAAATTCATTGTTAGTTACAACTGAACTTTTAACAAAATTAAGTAAACCTGCATTTGCTGTTGTGTTAATGTTATCATTATATTCTATAAAATCTACCTTAGTAAGTTTTCCGGATGAAACATTATCAGATAACCCATTACCAACTGTATATGTAACTGTAAGTGTAGTATTTGATGGAGCTTGTCCGTATGTTCTAGTATATAGAAAATTTGATGGATCTATATCAATATCAACAGCACGTCTAAAACCAGCTAAACCATTTCCTACATTATCTGGATTTGGTATAATTTCTTCATCATTATTATCAGAAATACCAGCTCCAAATTGAATTTCCATTTTATTATCACTACGCATTCTAGTAATAAAACGTTTAGACGCTTTTTTTAATTTTAATAAACTAGGTGTTTCTCCTCTATACTGATATAATTCTGGGTCATTTTCAATTAGATTCGGTACATCTTCGAATATAGTATCTTGTGCTAAATATGGAACTTGGTACCAAGAATCTCCATCCGTTTCAGTTACGGATACAACTTCAATTATGTTAGTTTCAGATAATACTACTTTATCATATGGTATCGGAGTAGTAAATGTAAACGTTGCTGTTTTTACATCACCGCTAACAGCTTTTACTGATTTTTTTAATAAATAGTATAATGGCTTATTAGTTGTGGAATCAGTTTCATATATTGTTATTGTAGTAGGATTAAATGATGATGAAAATCTAAAATCTACTGAATCTAGAGTTCTAAATACAGCATTACCACCATCTTCTCGTATACGCATTCCTGGTTTGATATTAAGAGCATATGTATAATCTGGAACGACATCTGTACCAGAAGTTATTGCTGGAATTATTTGATATACATCTAGATTAACATGTGCTGGGACTGCATTGTTCGGAGTATATCCAATCGCTCGTGCTAAATCAAATATATTACCTCGTTCAGATGCATGCTCTAAAAATGATTCCTTTAAATTGGTATCTGCATAAAATGATAAAACATCACCAACATATGATGCTAATTCGATGAATATCATTCCTGGGTCAGATTCATTAAAATCAGTATATGTTTGCGGAAAATACTGTTTAGTAAAATCTATTAAATTTTGTCTAAGTTGACCAAAATCTTTACCTATATATGTTATATCTTTTTTTGTTGTCATATTCTCCTAAATTATTGTACAGAAACATCACCAGTTTCCGATGCAAATATTTTTATACTATCTGTGCTAAAATTCTGTACCGAATATGTTAGTGATATTTCAACCATATGTTGTAATGTAGGATCATCTAATACGGTAGTTATCTTTAACTCTTGTATTGAAACATATGGTAACCATTTGCTAATTGCAGTTGTGATTGAAACTGATATAGCAGAATTAAATTCATATGTTATAGGTTCAAATAACATGTTTAACAAATCCGTACCAAATTCGGGCAACATGTATCGTTCACCAATTCTAGTAAGTAATAATGATTTTAAATTTTCTTTAGTTTGTTCAGCAATATTATAAACTGATTTAAAAACAGAATTAGCACTAGATATTTTAATACCTAATGCTACATCCGGTTTAATATTAGTTTCGGTTATTGTTTCAAAAACAAAGCCCATTAACTACCTTTCTTCTTATTTATTGCAGCCATTAATGCTGAATAATCTCGTGTCATTGCAGTTGCAACTTCTGGTGCAACATCGTATACTTTACCAGTTTCTGGATCTTCCATTATAGCTGGAGCAGTTGTAGCTGGTTTCGTATTTTGACGAATCATACCAAATCCTTGAGCATCGCGTGATGTAAATGACATTGTATCATATGATTCATTCATCATTTCTGAATACGACTCAATTGGCATAGTTTTATCTTGTAAAGCGTCTGTTTCATTTAAAATAGAAGCCCATCGGTTTTCATTAAACTGAACATTTGATTTACGTGTCGGTGGTGGTGGGTTTCTATGTCCTGGCATACTAGATGTTTTTTTCGGTTTTGCCATTTCATTAATAGTAGATTGTAAACCTTCACGAAGAATTTCAGTTAATTCTTCTTTTATAACTTCACGTACTGCTACTTTAAGTGCTTTTACTAATGTTTTAGTATCCATGTTATTCTTTTATTATAAATATTATGTCCATGAATTTATAGAAGTCTTTGGACCATATACTTGATTGGTATTAGTATCAACATAATAATCACCAACTTTACCGATAATATTATTTGGTAAACCTTGACCTTGGTACACTTTACTAGGTGCTTCTAATAACGATTTTAACAAATCTTGTTGTTGACGTAATAACTCTTCGATAGTATCCGATCTAAATTCTAAATCGTCATCAGAAACATTTAATTCATTATAAAACTCAGTTTCAACTAAATCATTAAAATCAATATCTCCATATGCATCTGAGCATATACTAGCTAGTCGCTCTGTCGTTTTTAAACAAAAAATACCTTCGGTTAATACTGGAGTAATATCGATTACTTGAGCTTGTATAATTTGACCTAACGGACAAACTAATGTAACAATATCACCAACTTTATAAGTTTTAACTATGTTATTAAATGTATCTGTTTCTACAACACGTAATAACCAGTAACCATCAGATGTTTTATTTGTTTGAATAATAGTATAATTACCAATTAACTGACCATTTTGTTGAATTTTCACATTTGATGGTAAATTTGAAGATGTTCCGCCGCCCCCGAATAGTTCAGGTGCAAATTCAATAGGTGGTATTTGGTTAGCTGTATCGCCATTACATACAGAATTAATTGTATTGAGTGCACTCAGTAATTGCGGCATCAACGATCCAAGCTTGGATAGAACAGAAGATGGTATAGTTTGAAATTGTTTCAATGATTCAATTGAATTAACAATTGTTTGATCTTGTATTAACATTAATTGATTAGCTATAAATAATGGAGCGGTTACTGGATTGAGTAATTGTGCAGCAGTTATAGTTGACTTTATAGTTCTTGCTATTTGCACAATTGTTTTAATCTGATTAATCGTATTTTGTATTTTAGGTAATTCTCGTTGTATCGTTTGTATTATACCAATAATTCTATTTAATTGCGATTTAATTCGTTTTATACTAGGATCATCGCAATCAACATTTTCTGGTAACTTTACTACATCAGTAAGTACCTTTGATAACCTAGAAATTAATTCATCTATTTTGTCATTTAATTTTGTAATGATTATATTAACACCCATGGGTGGTAATTTTGGTATATAATCTAATGGTGGTATAATAGAACTCATAATATTATGTATTTTTTGTTATAAAGAATTTGCTATTTAATAAATCTTTCATTTCTCGCTGCGCAGATGTTATATTTGTATTAGTCATAAATGTACCAACCGCTGACCCCACCGCTATTGGAACTGCTAATTGATTTAATATTTTTTGTAAAATTTTATATAGTATCTGTCCGTGCACCAAAGGTTGGTCTGCTTTATCATTTCCAAATTTTATATAACCTGTTGTGTTCAGAACAATAGCTTTAGGTGAATCTAAAACAACTATATCTTTTTTTGCTTGTAATACAACTCGATCTGCAATACCAATAAATTGAGATGTTTTGAATTTAGATTCAGATTCAAATTTAGATAATGGATTACTTTTATTTTTCGATCCTAGTTTAAATTTAGTTAATTGCTGAGTCGTAGTTAAATATAAACTAGATCGATCTTCTTCGATATTTTCTACTCTAAAATTATTTACGCCACCAGCTGGTGATTCTTTAGAATTTGATAACACAATGATAGAATCTGAAGATTTTTTTCCTTTCCATGGTTGATCGATAGCATATATCTTATTGTTACTTTTAGATGTGGAACCTAATCTAATCGTATTACCCCATCTACCTTCTAGTAATATATCTCCTAAATATGGTTGTAATGGAGCTATATCAACACCACTTAATTGTGATTTAAATTCAGAATCACTCGTTGGAGGATATAGTTTGTCAGATGAATTACTGTAACTTATATTTTCAGTTACATTGAAACGTATATTAACCGGGTTTAAGTAATACCATTGTTCATATCTAGTAATAGTCTCAGAATCTCCGGGTTGTGTTTCGCCTTGATCGTTTTTTGTATCTTGATTATATCCTAGAAATATTAAAACATTTTCACCAATGATTGGTAATTGTTTGAAATTATTATTAGCTGGAATTACATTTTGTACACGTCTAGTAGTATTCGTTTTGTTATCGCGAATTAATACATCAATTGCAAAATGTTTCGATGGTACTTTATATGCTTCATTATAAGCATAAACTTCTGCGACATATACATTTAAACTATCATCATTCACCGTTTTTCTCCGTTTCTATTTTAGTAGTAACAGCCGAAACACGTTGTTTCAGTGATTCTATACTATTAGTTTGAATTTGTTCTAATTCATCCTCAAGTTCAGATGTTAATGTAGATTCTGCAACTTTTAATAATTGTTGTTTTTCTTCTTCACTTAATAAACCATCGGTACCTGTTATGGTTTGTTTAGTAGAAATATAACGTTGAACAATTGCGGTTAATTTAACGAGATGATCGTCATTTTTAACCGCAACGTCTAAATATTCTTTAATTAAAGGTACAATAATTGTTGCATCAGATGCATTTTTAATTAAAGGTTGTAATTGAGCTATAAGTTGTCCTATTTGTCTATCTTTCTTTTTTGAATTATGATAAACGTCGGACATTAAATCTGCAAAACTAGTTCCTTTAAATAACTCATCATTTTTGTCCATTACATAAATCCTTTAATATAAATATCAAAAAGGCAGATTTATGAAGTTTGATTGTTCGTATTTTGTAAAGTTATCTATATAAATTTGATTGAGTATTTTTACCACTCGTGTTACCGAACTAGTCTGTGAGACGTCTAACCCAGTTCTTTCTCTAATTAAAATATATAATCGCTTCTTATTGAAGTCATCCATATTTTCTCGATTTTCAAAAATATGTAATATCGAATCTGCAACATGTATATCTGTAGAATTTGTAAATATATAATTAATATTTTCATAACAATATTCTATATAAGCATCCATGAAGTACTTCAATGTTTCTCGCATTTCATCATTATGAATTTCAGTAACAATATTTCGTTGCTCATCAATATCAAATTCGGTAGTATCACCTTTTAATTTTTTATAAGCTTTTTCATTTTCACCGATTAAATAATTATACGACGTTCTAGTATAATAAGAATATGCTTTACCAGATTCTGGTTTAAATTTATCCAATCTTTCAGTTAAATGAGTTACTAAATCGGTTTGTAAATCTTGAAATGAAGAATCAATATACGTAGGCTTAACTGTATTAATTAGATTTTCTGCCATTTTCATTAATGGTGGATATATAAATCTACGATATATACGTTCACGCAAAACCGGATTTTCAGGAATACGATTGTAAGCAAGTATTGCTAATTCTGTTATTTTAGTAAAATATATATTACTTTTCTTCGCTTTCTTCGCCATCAAATTGTGTTTTAAGTGTCGTTATTACTTGATTTAACATTTGAAATGTAGTGCCAGCTTCATCGTCTTTTTCAAAAGCACCTAAACGGTCTATTTCTTGCATTTTTTCATAAGCATCTACGATATTACCATACATAAATTCATTAGTTAATTCCAATTCTTCGATATATTCTTGTGCTTCTGCCAATGTACCAGCAATTCCCCAAGCTCTAAATGTTACATACGACAAACCTGCAGTTAGTAACAAAATTAATATAATTGCCCCAATCATAATCAATCTAAATTAAATGAACTAAATATATCAGCAATTGCTGTTCCAACATCTGGATTATTTTCTGCCATGTTTTTCAAAGCATTAGTTGTTTGAGTTTTGCTTTTAGCAGCAACCGGTGTATTAATCTTACCGTTTTTCCAACGTTCATATTCGATTTGAGCCGCCATATGATCTGCATGGTGCAAGATTACCGGAAGGTTAGTTTTTAGTTTAGCCTGTGCGGATCTGGCTACAAAATAAGGTTTATTTGCATCATCATACATACCATCATGAATCTTAATTGCTTGGTATTCATTCCATGACAATTTAACTCCATATTCTTGCAATAACCAAATTGAAAGATCTGGTACCATCGCAAATGGAATGTTTTCATTATGGCGATACATTTTATTTTGATTCTTGCGATGCCAATCTGAAGTTTCTACTTGATATACCTCATTACCTTCACCCGGAAATCCTACTTTACCTAAATCATGATGCATTGCCGCAAACAACAATTCTTCTTTAGTATAACCTGACATATCAGATCCTTGAGATGACCAAGTAAAATGTAATGCTTCAGCACAATCCATTACTCGAAGAACGTGATCAACATATCCACCTGAAAATGCATTATGAAAATGTGCGATACTAGATGCTGGCATAAATACCATACGTTCTTCAAAATCATCATACATTCGATTCAATGCATCTTTACGAGTAGGAAATAAAGTATTAACTAATTCTCGATACTTTTCCCAATTTTCTTTAATTTTTTCTGCTTCTAACATAACTATTTTTTACGTGGTTCTAATACTTTACCTTCGGTCATTCGTTGAACACAAACACTACATGTAATTGCATCTGCGTTGATATCTACTCGTTCGCAGATATTATCACAATATTTACATTGCAATTTTTTATATCCGCGAACTGTAGTTTTACTTCCTAATTTCTTTGCCATATTATTCGCGGTCGATATAATATTTTGCTGACTCTAACTTTTTTAATGCTTCTGCCAAATTATGTAATGCAGAATTAACATCTGTTTTACCTTCACGGATTGTTCTACCAACGTTACGGATGATTTCATGTGCATCTTGAATATCATCGGTAATTTTTGCTTTGTACTTGAATTTGTAATCTAAAGACATAACTTTTACCTTATTTATTTATTATATTAATATATATTATTATATTATTTATATTATTTATTTAATTATATATTATAAAATTAATTGAGCGTTTCCTACCTGGCAACACTCTACTCCAATCTTTTGTAGAGCTTGTTCTTTTGCCTTAGCCTCTACCTCGATATCTAAATCTACAACACCATATGTGTTAGGAAGATCTAAAATATAATCAGCATGAGCCGGTGCCTTGATCTTGCTAAACTCAGTATAAATCTTGTTAAAGGTAGGCCACTTTGGTAAATCTTCGAATGGTATATTATGCTTCTCACAAATACCTTCGATAAGACGTTGCTGCTCGCGTCTACGAGACTCACTGTAATGAGTGCATTGAGTAACACCATGACGTTGCCAAGTCTCGCGTGCCATGAAGAATGCTTCTTGTTCGGATAAGTCACCAGTATTGAAAGTGTGGTGCCAATAGTCAAACGTAATAGGAATGGCAATCTGGCTATGCACCATGGTATATAAATCTCGTACAGAATACATAGAAGCCTTGTCGTCATTTTCTAATACTAAACGAGCCTTAAGAGAATCAGATAAACGATCATAGTTTTGCAACCAACGAGCAATAGTGCCGGACTTGTCGTTGTAAGTAGCACCGATGTGTATGTTAATGAGATTGTCAAAGCTAGGAGCATAGCCCATAAGGTCAAACATTTCTGAATGTCGTTCGAGACCTATAATAGAGTTGTCAACGACAACTGCATCGGGACTACCTAGAATATGAAATGGACCAGGATGTGTAGTAAGACGATGACCATGCGCACGTGCATAATCACCAGCTGCACGAAGATGATGAGCAATTGCATCGATGTCTGGTAAATCTTCTAGACGGTAATGATTCCAACGAGGAAATATTTCGCTACCAATACGGAATAAACGAATGCCATGCTGCTCGTTCCATTTGAGTATAGTTAACAAGTCCTTAGCATTAGCCAACGAAATGTCAGATGCTAATTGCATACCACCTAGTTTGAACTTGCGGTCAATCATGGTGCGACCTGTACGGATGTTGTTGCTTGAAAGTTGCATGTTAATACACGCATAGCCATATCTTATCATAATTTTTATTTTCTATTAATATAAGAAATTAATTTCACAATTCAAAATGAATCATGTTTTTTATTTTGTTGATATTTATTGTAAAGAAACCTTAAAGGAAATTAATATGAAAATTAATTTAGCAGAAAATATGCTTCGTTTCGGTGTTAAAAATTTAAAAACATCTAACAAAGTTAATTTAAATGCAATTATCGAACAACAAAATCTAGCTGATACCGCACCTGAACAGGATATATCATATGCAGATCAAATAAAAAAACAAGGTGGTGTAAAAGGCGATTTAAATTATGCAGCTTCTGCAGATACTAAAACGAATCCAACTGCAGCGGATTATAACGAGTATAAAGATGAAATGTGGGTTATACCATATGGTAGTTTTATTGTTCATCAAGCAGATTTATATACTAAAAATAGTTTTGCGTACTATTATAAATCTGAACCAGGTAAATTCCGATCGGTATATCCAAACTGGAGTAACCTAAGGGTACCAACCGAATGGGTTGCTCAATCTAAAAAAGAATTTAATGATGAATTTATAAAACGTTATAATGCCGCATTAAAAAATAGAAATTGGTTATTATACGTTGCAAATGAATATAATAAATTATTTAATACTACAGTAAAAAAACCATCTGAAACAGTTAAAAACATACAAGCTTTTATTGCAAGTCAAATGAAAGGAGATCCACTAGTAGATAATAACGGAACTCCAGGCCAACCGTTTGCTGATGGTGTGTGGGGTGTAGTTAGTACAAGAGCTTGGTTAACATATGCTATACAAAATATAAATCCATTTAATACGATACAACAAATTGCTATTCAAGCAAAAACAAAATCGACAAATAATACAACTAAAGAACCATACGTAAATTCATAAAAAAAGGGAGCAATAAGCTCCCTTTATTCTTTTAATTAAAAATTGTTCTTAAATATTTTAAATACATAAAATATAGTACCATCAGGTTGATGACGTTTAATACAACCAATTATATAATTGTCGATATCTAAATCTTGACAAATTTGTTTAAATTCATTATTTGTGTTAATCATGTTATTAAACATAAGATCTGCATATTTAGAATCAACAACACTTATAATATCACTAGGATCGACACCCATTGCTGCTTGAAATGTTATTCCTGATTGTTTTTGTATACTATCAGATAATACCAACGTCCATTTAGAATTATATTTCACATCATTTATTGCAGTATTGTGAATACTTTCAATATTATTATCTAATCTATATTTTCTAATATTGTTTATAAATCTTTTACTAGCATTTGTACAAATATTTGATTGGCTAAATACATTAACTATAGATATAATCACTAAACCGATGCTTAAAACTAACTTTTTCATGTCTCTTAAATTTAAATTATTATCTCTTATCTTATACTATAAATATAAGAATTAATTCAATCAAATCCAACCAAATCCTAATCTTTTTTTATAAATCCTGAAAGAAAGTTTTTTTGCTTTTCTATTGCATCGTCGAGAGTTGATTTAGAATTTTTTCTTGTTTTTGTATTTCGTTTACTAACTCGTGTATTGCTAGATTCATTACCATACATTGTCCCTCGTTTAGATCCGGATTTGTCTTCAATTCGTTTGTTATTGACGCCATCATCCTCTCCGCTTCCTGTATCAGATGTTGTGCTCGATACCGTTGGCCTTCTGGTGTTTGTAGAAACTCTATTATTTTCGATTTCCGTTCCAATTCTTCTTGAAATTTCATCATTACCAAGTTTTCTGGTTTCTTCGAGATAAATAATACCGACTTTATACGATGTAGTAGTTCCTTCGATACTAATGCCACATGGGTAATTAGTTCCCGTAGTCGATCGTACAGTATACTGAATACCCCAATTGGTTTTTTTGAATGCTGTAACATGTCCATATTTTTTTGAACCAAGCCATGAAAAGAAAACCGCAGATCCTGATTGGAAATGCGGCTTATCAAATTTAGCTTGAAGTTTATCTGTTATTTTTTCTTTTGCCATTAATTAAAACATAAATCTGTTGACTGATTTATTATTCTGAATATTCTCAAATACTTTGTTATTTTGTCTTTACGAAACAATTTTTCCATGATTATATCTCGTTGTAATATATAGCCACATTCTACAAACTTATAAGTTACTGCTCGCAATGCCTTTAAATTATTAGATTCAATCATTATGTTTGATTCGTCTATCATTACATCGACTCTATCTGCAGCATTGGTATCAAATTCAATTGATTCTATATGAGCTAATTCTGGCTCTTCTTCACTATCTTCTAATCCTTCTTTCAGACTTCTAAAGAATGATTCTAGATCTAGTGCCGTAACCGAATGTTGTTGTACAGTATATATATCAAATAAGAAATTAACTTTATCTTTGTTTGATAATGTTTTCCAAAATTCATATTCGGCATATGTTTTTTGAATCTTTGAAAATGTTGATCCCATAATTAGTCCCTATAGATTAGAAATAAATAAGCTGTGTCTTCTACTGGTAACTGTTTAATTCCTGCAATTTTCTCGACTGCATCCTCGTATGACGATGCCTTAACTTTACCAATGATTTCATCAGGTATATTTTTATATGAGTAACTATAAGTATACATGATCTTTACTTTATTATAAATATAATCCTAATTCATAACCTCGCACTGTCGACGAAACTGCTTCATTTAATGTTTCGGATAATTTTGACAATTCATGTCTCTTAAGTGTAAATGTTTGAGATTTGATTCGAACTTCATATATATCGTTTTTAGTTCCTGAAATATATGATTCATCACTTAAAGTTTTTATTGATTTAGAATAAGATATAATATCTTTATATAATAAATCAATTTTTTGATTGAATATTCGTAATTGTCCGATATTTGTATTCATTGGATCTGTACGGAAATTATCTTCAGAAATTTTTTCTTGAAATACGAAATCCAGATCCGCCCAAATATCGCCATACTTATTACGATATTTATCAGATACTGCCCATGGGTGATTGATACTTTTCATTGTGTTTTATTTGGTTTGTAATTTTTTTAATAAAAGATATATAATTTATATTATAGTGCATTACAAGTGCTTAATTAGCCCCGTACAATTGGTAATTGATCTGCATCAAATAACTCATTGTAATTCATAGTAGGAACTACCATTCCCGTATCGCATAAACGAGATGTCAATTCTCTATTAATATAAATTTGTTTTGATTTCGCAGTATTAATTGCTGTAAAAGCACTTCGATTTTCTAATAGTACATCATATAATACTGATTTAGATGCTAGATACTTGTCTAAAATGATGCCTACATGATTAACACCTTCTTTCGTGATGATAACCGGTTGTCCTGCTTTATAACCCATTATGCTAAAATTTTAATGATTTTACTCGCGTTTACCGATTTTACTTCAAAATCAAACATATACCCTTGAAAATCTTTAATAACCTTAGCTTCAGCTTCAGTTACCGACAAAGCTTCTACAAGATATGTCTCGGTTGTTTTTTTAGTTTTTGGTCCTTTTGGTGTATCAACTTCATCAACTAGTTGAACTTTTGCTACATAATAACTCATTGTTTTAAATATTAATTAAACTTTATAACTTATTGGTAATATAAGAAAATAATTAATGAAATCAAATTATTTATCTAAGAATTTTTGTAAACGTTTTTGCGATTTATGAAATTCAAATGATTTTCTTATTTCTGATGGAGTTAATTTCATTTTTAATTGCAATATATCCAAAACATCAGCAATAATTCTTTCTTTTTCATGCTTAGTTTTAGTTTTTTTATCTATCGCTGCAATAATTCGATCCATGTGTCGAATATACTCTTTAGGTAATCTTTGCAAAACACGTGTTTTTTCAATTGGATCTGATTTTTTTGTGTTTTTTGCTGATTTTTTTGTTTTTTCTGTTAAAACATCTTTAGCAATATTAACTGATTCTTGTAATATTGTACCATATCTAACAACCCACGCATTTTCAGGTCCAGGTGCCGGTGGTTCTGGTGTAGGTGACTCGGGTGCAGCTGCGCCTCCATCACCTCCAGCAGTTCCAGCTTCAATATTTTTTTTATCTTCTGCTCCTAAACCTTTAACATCATCCAATGTTAATTGCAATTCAATGGTATAATTATCATCTCGACCGCGACCTCCATATGGAACTAGTTTAATTGTTTTAGAGCGAAGTAAACTTAAAAGAATACCAGGTGTGATATTTAGCATTTTACCGCTTCGTCCGATAAATTCCTGTATACCTACATCTGATATTGAATAAATTACGCCTAAATGTTGCGTACCATATGCATCAAATTTACCTAAAAATTTTTCTTCTGCTGGTGTAAATAATGAATCAGCTGTATCTGAGTTTGCATTATCTGTTTCTTGAGCCGGAGCTTCAGCAATAAGTTGTTTTAGTGTCGATTCAACGATTCGATACATATGTTTATTCATAATTAAATCTCTTTTGTTTCAGCCAATTGTGTGCTACGATATTTTGTTGCTAATTTCTTCAATTCATTGATTGATTTTCTAGCAATTCCTGCAGCTTTTTTTACTTGTTTTTCTTGGAATCTATCATGGTTTTCTTTAAATGTTAACCAATGTGCTTCCATTGTTTCATAGATTTCTTGTGATGTCATATTAACCTTTATTTATTTATTATAAATATGTAAATGGTTAGAAACGTTCAATTTATCTAGTAAATGACCTATAGATGTATTAGTAACTAATAAATTTGTTCCATTAGTTAATATAACGACAATATCATCATCATCCTGATACATTCGAATAATGTGATCCACATTTACATATTCAGTTTCTACCGTGTCTCCATACTTTGTATGTAACGTTATAAATCTAGAAGATGTTATCATTTGTTAAAAAACTCCTTAATTGCAATAACAGGTATTAAGCAAAGTGCAAAACAACCTATAAAAAATGATATTAAACTATTCATATTACTGTAAATTTTCTAAACGATATATTGTTTGATCAATTAAATCTTTAAACGTATCTAATTGATTTAATATATTTGTATCTTTTTTTGAAATTTTACCATAAACTCGATCTACAAATACAGCTAATGCTTTAAAATATTTTATAGCAGTAGTTTTTTCATATTCAGAAAAAGATTCAGCTGGAGTATAACCCGTAACTATGCCATATTTTCCTTGATAAGTTTCCACTAAGGTATCAATCATATCGGGTAATGCATCGTAATATCCTTGCAATGCAATATGTGCTGCATACGATCCAGGCCCTTTTGTTTGCCAATGAAAAATATGAGCTTGAGTTCTAGACTCTAATAGAGTTGAAATTAATTTTTCAAACATAAAATTTACTTTTTTTTAATTTATACTATTGCGTTATTTTTATTACCAAATGAAAAATAATTACCAGCAATTGATTTACCATCTGATGGTTCAGCTGAACTATTTGTTTGATATTCCCAATGTAAATGAGCACCTGTAGACATACCTGTACTACCAACAAGGCCAATTATAGTACCTTGTTTAACATCATCTCCATTATTTACTAATCGTTTAGATAAATGCATATATGTAGTTATAGATCCATCATCATGTTTAATCTTTATCCATTCACCAGCTGAATCAGATGTAGCTGACAATATACATTTACCAGGCATCTCAATTACAATCGGTGTTCCTTGTGATTCCGGATAATCTACGCCCCAATGCATTTTCATCGTACGTTGTATTGGGTGCATTTGCATACCGAAATCTCTAGAACCAGCTCTTGGATTTTTAGTCGTACCTTTATATATATCACTCAATTTCATCGATGATATATCTTGTCCTGTACTATCATAATCATTGAGACCAAATTTTTCAATTGTTTTCATTAACGATTCTGCATAATTAGGATCAGTTGCATATCCATTTTGCTGTAATAATTTTGCCCAATCCTCATATGTTGCATTAGATGTATTTGGTTTATATTTTCGTTTTAGTAATTGTGCATGATCTTCATATGACTCTTCCGGCGTAGGATAAACTCGAAAATTTAACATGCTACCGCCAGAGTCTCGTAATTTAACTGATTGTCCATTATACGCACCAGTAATTCCGAAATAATTATTATATTTTGTAGCTAATCCAGATTTGCCCCACGCACTTTCCAACCCACCTTGTGCTAAAGTTATACTAGCCGGTACTCCGTATTTGTTTTGATGTTCCTTCGCAACATTAGTCCATTGTCGTATAAATTCTTGAGCATTTTTTGGTATCGGTGCACGTTCAACTGGAATTCGGTCTGCATCGGCGTTAGTAGTTGTATCAGATTTTAAAGGATCGGCTTCTAACTGATCAATATTAACATCTGGAATTTCTATATTTAATGTGTCTGTTATTGTAGTTGTCCATAGTTTAGATATAGAAGATTGAGTTGAATTAGAATTTAATTTATCTTTAGCAGTTATAAATGAATCTGCATCCATATTTGATATCGCATCTAAAAATTCATTGAATTCTTTATAAGATCCAGCTGGATTAGTAATTACTATTAGTTTAGCACCATATAATTTAACTGCAGATTCTAATTTCGTTAATTGTTGTTTAAACTTAGTTACATCGATACCTCGTTTAACTATATCACCAAACATGATTGAAACAACTGAATATTTATCTGAAATATTTCTCTTTGCTAATCTAACTAACTGTTTTATATTAATATTAGGCCACGCTACTACTCGACCTGATACTATTTTATTATTAATTAACCGATATGCGTAACTTGATTTGGATCTGGTATATGAATCTCCTAGAAATAATACCCTAGGTAATTCATTAATGGTATCTCCATTTATATCAGAATTAACTGTTTGTTCCAATAATGATTTAAGTCGTATCATAATTACTTCTTTTTATATAAATATCATCGAATTAATTTTACGGCTAAATCATTAATAATTTGAGCAGCTATATCGTTCGTATGTAAACGATATAATAAAAATAATAGTTTTTGATAAGCTGGTTTACCTCCGCTTAATTGTGCAGGACGTATGGTGACACGCATATTATCGTGTAGGATAAGCACAACATAATTGTCATGTATTTCATAATCCTTAACCACCTATGTCCTTCCATACTATTAATTATTTCTATTTTTGAATGATTGTAATGGTTTATTTAAACCTTTTTGAAATGGTACCTCATTAACATCAGTATCCAATTTACCATCATCTCTTCTAATAGGATCTCCATTAAATCTAGTACGATATCCCTTAGTATAATGTTCTTCTTGCCAAGCATCAAAATGCACTAAATTTCCGTGCTTATTCCACCCCATATTACCACCATGTGCTTCATCCCATACTATTCTAAGTTCTGAAAAATCTCGCAGTAGAATGGCTCTTTGTGGTAAAATTTTAGGTATAAATTCACCTCTACTATACATTTCTGGTTGATGATCTAACCAATCCATAAATTGTTTATCTGAATTTTTTCGATCTAAATATTCTCTTCGTATACGATTCCATTGCAATTCTTCATTATCTGTTAATGGAGTAACTTTATCCATTAATATAATGTACATGTTATTCAAATTTTCTATAGGACGTACATCATAAACATTAACAATATGTTTATATAAACGTTTTGTTCTTAGTCTCGAAGCTAACGCTACTTCCGCGTCATCTTGTGTTAATTTTAAAACTTTTCCTGATGCTGTAGCATAAGCTTTGCCGTTTTGTCCACTACCTAAAAAATCAGTAATAGTTTCACCCATTTCTGTAGCTAATTGTTTTAGCATATCTTCAGAAACATATTGTTCTCGTAATAAATTGACAAGTTTTATCATGTACCGTCTCTTTTATAATAAATACCGGACAGTAAAAAAGGCTTATCTTTCAATAAGCCTTAATTATTTGGTATATAGCGACAATTAATCGTATGCGTTTTGCAACTTACGAGTAATCGGATTGAACTCTTGCTGGTTATACTTGATAACATTTGGAGACTCGGTAACTAATGTACCATGCTCACCATGAGTTACAATACCATCCCCATTGATTTTTAACTTTAAAGTTGAATTATCTAAATTCACAACTTCAATTGAATTAGCACTTACTGCGTGTGTATTTGTGCTAGGCTCTAAAACTACTACTTGCTTGTTCATGATATATTTGATTTAAAAATTTATACTCTTTATTAATAATTATGACTGTGCTGATAAAAACCCAAAGTATTCATCTGCTGTCAAAGGAACCATTTCCTCGTTTTCTTCTGGAGTCACATCGTTATTTAATTCTACTAAGAAGATATCACCTTGACGTTTAATCTCTTTAATTTGATTTTTAACCGATTTGTGAACTCGACAAGTTGATGCTACTGCTTCTAACGGATTGTCTTTGTATTCATCTTCAATCCATAACCAATGCTCTTCATCAGTTGAAGTACACCAACATCTCAAAGCATAAACATCATCTTCAAGACCTAATTTTTCTCCGTTTACTTTGTGAGTTTCATAAATAACATCATACTCTCGGTATCCGGTAAATTCACCATCTTTAGTGTATTGTTTATGTTTAACTCGTTTACCCGCAGTTTCAACTCTTTCGTGACCTAATTCGCGGATCATTTCAACGATGTCAATTACACCAAATACTTTTGCTTGAAACTCTTGATTTTCTAATGCAAATGCTTCTGCATATGTAAATGGCTTAGCATCTTCATAGTTGTCTAACAAGAAATCCATTGTCTCATCGCAAGGGAAACGCTCTTTTAAGTTTACGGTAGGATCAAAGTCAACTGTCTGATTCTTGATGTCTTTGAATAAATCTGTGAATCGAGTACGAAATCTTTCTTTAGATCCAAATGACATTTTCAAATATCTCAATACATCTAAATTAGAAACATCATCATAAAATGTTTGCTTGTCGATGCTGAAACGGATTGATACACCATACTTATCATATTGAATAAAGTGTGGGTAAGTTGCAGCTAACTCAGCCGGCGTCATCTCTTTTTTAACTTCTTCGCTCATTTTTTAAATATTTAATTATTTTTTTATATTCATATAATATATAATAACAATTAAATATCCAACCAAAACAGTAAAAAAGTGCTAACATTTCTGCTAGCACTTAATTATTAATGATTATATATTTTTAGTTCCGTAACGACGCATATTTTCAGTTAAATTTACACCTTCTGCTTTTACATCATCGCCTTTTTCATACCATTTACCATCACCATCATTATCTTGCCATCTAGGATCCTGCAGTTTCGGTCTAGGTTTAATAAGAGATATAACATCAGAATATTGTTTTTCCGATCCATTAGCAAAAGTTACAGTCCATTTAGTTTGGTCTTCTGTACCATTCTTATTAAGAGTAACAGGTCTTCCTGCTACTTTATATTCGGTATCTTCTTGCAAATTACGTTCGTGCTCTGCTTGCACTTCTGACAATGTAGGTAAAGGTTTACCTGGTTTGCGTTCCCATGCATATCCTTCGAGTAATGTTTTTAATTTAATCGGTTGTTTACTTTCAGGTATGCCCATCTCATTTTCCGAACCAGCTGAATTATATGACTTATTGAATAAATCAATTAATTCATCAACAGTTGCTAATGTTTGTGTACGACGTCTTTTACCTTTAACACTGCGACCAACTGGAATTGTATAATTATCATCATATACAAAATACATTCTACCAGCATGCATCGAGTCATGTGAAGTAAAACATGTAAATTTTTCTTTGGTCTTTAAATTTTTAAGTGAACTTATTGCACCGCGACCTCCATTGAACGAATCAATTTCTTCAAATGCTTGTATGTTCGGATCTTGATTTACTCTATCAACTAATTGATCCCAGGCTTCTGGCCATCTAGAATTATTACTCATAATGTTATGTTTCTTTTTTAAATTTATTAATAAATATAGAATTAACTAATATCATACGTAACAAAATATTCAATAATTGTAACGCCGGGTGCTGACACAACGATTCTTTCGGGTCCTTCTAGATTTTTAACGTTTCCTATTGCTGACAATACCGAATTCTCCCCAGGATCTCCATTATTCATACTACCTCCTCGGTTAAGTTGATATGTACCAGATTCTACAGTTTCTAAAGGAAT